ATAATATAATACTTCTTGTGGTTGCGTTCAACTTTTCTGATAGTGATAATTCTTTACTAGGCCATAATTCTTTTATGTGGTCTTTATCAAATAATACTAGAGGATTATATAACCAAAACTCACTCATATTAAATATATAATCTATTATTATTTTTTATTTTTCTTTTTTTTCTTTTTTTTCTTTTTCTTCTTTTTCTCAACCGTTTCACTTCCGTCTAAATTTCTCATACTTTTTTCCATTTTTCCATCTGAGTTTCCTGTAAAAGTTAAATTTGTATAACCTTCTCTTTTCTTTGCTTCTTCTTCTCTCCTTTTTTGTTCTTCTCTTCTTTTTTGTAATTTTGCTAATAATCTTTCTCTTTGTTGTGCTCCTCTTATATTTCTATTTAAATTTGCCTGCATAGCATTCAAATTAATCTTTTGTTTTCCCATAGCTCCCATTCCAGTAGGATTATTCATTCCCATTTTTTTCAATAATGTTTCCATATTTTTTACACCAGGTATATTTTTCATTTTACCCATTAGTTGACTTGCTTCCTGCATTAATTCACTCTCTTTTATTTCACCTGATTTGATTTTCTCATCTAATTTTGAACCTACCTTTTTTACCATACTTAACAATCTTCCTGGATTCTTAAAAAGTTTTTCAAATACTTTATTTACATTTGCATTTTCTTGATCTTCGATATCTATATCTAATTCTTGAGCTGTTTCTTCCGCTATTTCAGCTGCCAATGAACCTAATTTACCTTTCAATAATCCGTTTATATGGTCGTTTATATCTTCTGGATTTGGCATATTCATTGAAATATCATTTCCTGATAAATCATTTCCGGATATATCAAATAATCCCGACATATCATTAATTGTTTCTTCTAGTTTCGATTTAAATTCATCTTCATTAATTGCTTCAAATAATTTTGCGGTTTCACCAAATGAATCAGATGCTGTTAATGTCCCTGATATAGAAAATAATATCAATTGTAAATATTTCCATAATGTATCCTTTGTACTTTCAGTAATATTTTGTTCGAAAAAATATTTAAAATCTATATTTGGAAGAAATTTCGTATTAATTTCTTCGTTTTGAAATATTTCTTCTTTTTTATAAAGAATATCAAAAAATCTTCCAGGAAATACTTCACAACAATGTAAAAATAATTTATTTCCCGATACGTCTCCTTCCAATATTTCTATCTCTTCTTGTGTAATTTTTTCTTTGTATTCTGGAAATGTAATTAAAAGATCTGATAATAAATCTTTCATTATCTTGTAAAATTCAGTCGGTGGTTCTAAAAATTCAAAAGATGGTGGAGAATTGTTTTCTTCGTTGTCTTCCATTTTAAATATAAAAAGCTTTTTTCTTTTATATTTAAACCAACGTTAATTATAATATAATCTGGACATTGTTGTTAAATTTTGAAAATATTTTATTGTTTTATTTCTATTTTCATTATTCATTTGTCTCCATAATTTTTTTAAGTCTTCCATCCATTGCATGTTTTCTTGCTTAGTTGATCCATTATAACCAGCACATTCTTCATCAAATGTATGTTTCAAGAAGAAATCATCGTCACCGGCATCAATTTTATCTCCATATTTGTTTGTTATATACTTATACCAACTTGAAATCATTTTTTTATGGTTATATTTTGCGAATGTTTCTACCATAGTCTTACCTGCTCTAACATCATTATTTTTTGGAAATATTATTTTCAAGTCGTCATATAAATCTATTATATGTTCGTTAAATGCCTTAACTATGTGTTTTTTATCCATAGGAAATATATTCTAAATTATTAAATTATTTTTAAATATATAATTTATTTAATTAAATGAAAAATTCTGTTCTTCAGGTATTTTTGGTGGAGGCGCTGCAGCATTTCTTGATTGTTCATATTGTTTTATAGTATTTTCATCTAATTTTTCTTTTACATAATCTTCTGGCGGTGTGTCTATTTTAAAGTTTTGATCTAATTTTACAAATGAATGCATTTGCCTTAATCCTCCTTGCCCTTTTACTCCCATCTCATCTGAACTTTGATCCAAGTAAGAATATGTATCAGACATTTGTGTTCCCATTTCGCCTTGAAAACTATATGCTAAAGGTTCATCATTATTTGACGATGCTTTTTTCCGTTCTTTATCAAAATCTTCTCTAAAAAAGTTTATTATTTCATCTCCAAACAAAACTCTATTTCCTTGATGAATCAATAACAATGCAGGAACTCTTGTAATAGATGACGGCAACAAAACAGATTCTCCACTATCTAATATTATTGATAATTTACCTTTATCATTTTTCATTCTTTTATCTATTGGTAAAAAATGTATATAATCTTTTACAGAACTTCTGCTTAATATCTTTATGACTTTATCACAATTTTTACAAAATCTGCTATAATACATTATTTTATCTTTTGTCATATGTATTTTACAAAGTTTTTGAAATAAAAAATATAACTAATTAATTGATTAATTTAAATATATCTGATTATATATATAATAATGAGTGAATATATTGAAGAACAAGCTGAAATCTCTTTGCCAAAATGGAACCCTCTAATTGATAATCAGGGTAAAAACAAAGGTGTTTTGAAATTTACAATGTCAAATACTAATGTTAGTATAGCAAATGGATTGCGTAGAACAATTTTATCAGATGTTCCTAGTTATGCTTTGGGTGATTTTAATATAATTAGAAATACCACACAATTTAATAATCAAATATTAGAACAGAGATTAAGTTGTATTCCAGTCCATATTGATCCAACTACTCCATATGATAGTGTTAAAGAATTAGAAGTTGTTATTGACCTTGAAAATAATACAGACCAATTAGTTTATATTACAACAGAAGACATTAGAATTAAAAATAAATCTATTGATAAATGGGCTAGTGAAACAGAACAAAAAAAAATATTTCCACCTAATCCATATACCAAAGATTACATATTAATATCAAGATTGAAATCTAAAATTTCAAGTGAAATTTCTGGTGAAATATTAAAATTAACTGCTAAATTTAAATTAGTAAAACCTAGTGAAAGTGGTGCTTATAATGTAGTATCTAATTGCTCTTATGGTTTTACATTAGATAAAGTAGCAAATCATCAGAAAAAATTAGAGTATGAAACTGAATTAAATGAAAAAGATTTGGACCAAAAAGACATAGAAGCACGGCTAGAAAATTGGGATAATCACGATTATAAAAGACATTTTATAGAAGGTTCTTTTGATTTTTCGGTTGAAGGCGTAGGACATTTAAAGGAAACTGAAATAATAAAAACAGCTTGTAATATTATAAATATGGGATTACAAAATATAATTGATAATAAAGCACCACATACTTGGGAATTTAAAAAAGAAAATATAGCAATTAAAAACTCTTATGATATTATTATTCAAAATATAGATTACACGTTGGGAAAGATTATAGAATATGTAATATTTACAGAATACTTTAATAATCAAAACGTTCTTTCATATTCCGGTTTTATAAAACCTCATCCACATGATGATGAATCTATTATTAGAATTGCTTTCAAAAAAGATAAAGATGCAACAGAAGAAAATGTTGAAGCTGTTCTTGTAGCTGCTTGTAAAATAGGACAACGTATTTATTCATCAATTTATGGTGATTTTGACAGTTAAATAATATATGAAATTTAATATATTATTTATTAATTATACAATATTTTCTAATGTTTTTTGCTTTGTTTGATAGTTAACAATATGCATTAATCTAGCAGGTTCTAATTCATTTACATATTCTATTACCTTCGGAAGATTAATATAATCACCCATTGTTTTATATTCTGTCAAATATTTTTGATGCAGATGATACATATGAGTTTTATATTGATAAGGAAATTCTTTAACTGGTTTTTCTTTTCTTATATAACATTTTATATAGCTCTTAAATAAATTTCTTGTGTAAGCGTGTAAATATTTTCTTAAAACACCAAAAGTCTCCTTCAATTCAGGGAAATATCTTAGATATTCTTTTACTTTCCCTTCTTTGCGAAGTCTATAATAAGTATATTGTATTTTTGTAGAATTACCTTTTAAAAATTTTATTTTTTCATATTCAGGATTACGAAATTTAACACGTTCGTTTCCACAGTTTATCATATATCCTGTAAAATCATATGATTGTATTGTATCATTTAAATTTTTGAAATATTGCCATGTATTTTCTCCATCACTATCAGATAAATCATATACACGTGGTATTACAATTTTTTCTAATGATGGTGATTTTACATATAGATGAAGTTGGTCCAAAAATGATTTTCTTGTAACCATCAATGGTTCATTATTTACATCATTAGATTCTCCATTTACTAAAAATATATTTGTTAATATTACCTTTTTTTCATTTATAGGACATACCATTTTATTTTCTGGATGTTGAAGTATAAAACTATAACAAAAGTGTTTATCAAAGTGTTCGAATTCAATTCCCATAGCATTTAATGTATCTAAAAACATAAATCTAAATGTAATATCATTATCTTGATTAAATTTACATCTAGCACCAATATTACTTCTTGTCATAATTTCCCAATCATTTGCATATTTATCCCAAAACATATTAATCATACTACCTTCGCAAATTTCTTCTACAGTACAATCTTTTATATCATTCCAATTTTCCAAATCTTCTTTTTCTACTGTTATACTTTTTGGTGGTGCATAACAACATATTTTTCCATCGTCATCTACAAGAACTGATCTAAATCTACCAATTGTTTTTTCTGTATCTTTGTTAAGACAATTTCTATCATATTTTAAAATATGGTATGGACCATAGTGTTTTACTAATAGACCTTTTTCAGATGAATATTTTTCGTCGCTAATAGCTTTCTTTATATCGACATATTCTCGCAAATTATACGCCATTTCATAATATTATTGACATCTTTTTAAACTATTATTATAAATGTATTTTCATTTAGAATATATTGTCTGATATTAGTATAAGATGGATAGTGAAAATATAAAAGAAACTCCTGAATTTGAACCATCTTTGGGTATGATTATACAAATTGTAGCCCCACAAGATGAAAGATTCCATAAAAAATTATTTTTAATAGATTATTTAGATAATGATTTAATGAAGATCATTGATGAAACATATACTACATATAATTTAAATATAATACAAGGTGAATTAAGTGAAAAAAGTATTCAATATATTATTACAGTAAAACAACCAACGGAAGTAGGATATGCTAGACAAAATGGAATGACTGTTGGAACTTGGTGGACTATTGAATATGCGCCACCTGACGGTAAAGGTATGCCTGCTATTTATAATGGTGAAATTACAAATTTAGATGAAGATCAAATTGAATTCTCCGTTTTTGATAATGATAAAGAAGAAAAAGACATTATATATATTGATTTTGAATACAAGGGAATTCCTCTTGATTTACCAATCAAATTTTATAAATTATCAAAACCAAATATCGTAAAAAATGTATCTGCTATAGACCAATTAATTGACCCAACTGATGATGATATAGAAAATATAGATTTTGATGAACCTGTTATTGATTCTGAAACTATAAAAGAACAACAAAAAGAATATATTATTGAAGCAGATAATATCGAATTTCGTATTTTAGACGAAACAATAGAAGAAACTATTGAAAAAGATGAAACTGAAAAAGTATATGATATTACAGACCAAACAAATGACTTATTAAACAGTCTTCTATCAAATGTTAAATCAAATGAAAGAACACCAAAAAAATTATCAAAAATTAATTTGGTTATAAACCGTTATAAAGAATTACGGCAAAATTTTTCGAATTTCGATCCATTGGGAAATAGTGAATCACCTAAAAAATTTACACACGAATACAGACCAATAGTAGAACAATTAAAAACTTTATCAAAAAATATTAATTGGGTTGTTCCAGTTGTTAAAGATAGGCATAATGTTTTCTTTGATAAATTAGATGATAATGTTGACGTAACTGATGTTGATATTATTCCAAAAGATAATAGAAGTTCTTTTCAAGAAGATTATGAACTTCAACAAGCATATTTAAAAAGAAACATACCAGACGGTGTTAATAAGTATGATTATTTAACCAATAGTACATTTAAACCAAATTTTACTATTCCTGATAATAATAAAGACATTGTATCGAAAATTGATGGTAATAATAGCCAAAGAGCAAATGTAAATATTTTTTCATATGTTGCAAATGTCAATGATTTAGAATCTACTACTATAGATGAAAACGGTAAAGTTCAAAAAAGTAGCTGGAATACAAATGTATATAACGAACCTTTATATAGACTAAATCATATACAAAAAGATTTAACCGAAAGAAATGTTGTTATGAAAAAAGGTCAAGTAGTCCCTATTCTTGGATTTTTAGTTTTTCCATTATCATTTAAAGATTATTCACAAGCTCATTTTTTGCCGACTAACATACTAAAAAAATCTAATTTGAATTTAACACCATTAAGACATTTTGAATTTTTACAAAATAATAAAATAATTGATGTCATAGATGTTCCAAAAACATATACAGATAGTCCTATATTACAGAAATCTAAAGAAAATTTCTTAAAAAATATGAAACTATTCTTTTACCAACAAGATTTATCTTATGAAGATAGAGATAAAACCGAAAATATGGATACTTTTTTAAAACAAATTTTCCCAAAAATAAAAGATTTAATTGAATCATTAAGTTTTGATGGTTGTGTTTCATATGAACGAGTTCTACATGAACTTCAACCTTTTTTTATTGAATATAAACATATTACATTTAAACAATATCAAAAGCTAAATGAAATAATAGAACAAGAAATTTTAAATTACAGAAAAAAAAATGCTTCATTAATAAGAAATTGTAATAATTATCTTCAAAATTTACCAGAAAGCTATCTGTCACAATCGGAATTACTTGATATTATTCCCGATTTAGATGATGACTTCGACCCAACTAAAGATTATTCAGCAGAGCAACAACAACAAGAAATATTAGATAAATCAGTAAAAGATGCTTATGATATTTTAAAAACAGACCAACCAAGTGAATATTTCAGGAAAAGTTTAACTGTAGATGATTCTAGATATTTATATAATGCGTGTGTTTTTTCACAATTAAACGTACAAAATGATGTAAATATTGATGATGTTATTAAAGAATTAAATGAAAAAATACAAAATACCGATTTAAATATTTCTGTTAATAATAGCGATGATTGTGCTCCAAAAGTTTTATCTAAGCGATATGCTAATATTGAAGATTTAATGGATGAAGCACCAATTGCTTATTTTGATAAACAATTTGATGATACTAGATACGATATTTATAAAGAATTAAATCATATAAATTCTATTAGCGATAAACAACAACAGAAAAAAATGTTAATAAATCATCTTATTACTGAAATAGATGTTCCAGAAGAAGATGCGGTTGAACAGGCTGCCTCAATGATTGAAGGTAAAAAACTGATTAAAGAAGGACATTATGCTGTAATGGATGATGGTTCAGGTGATAATAGATATTATTTTAGAAAAGAAGGTAATTGGATTATGGATGAAAGTTTATCGGGATTATCAGTAGAAGAAATATCTTTTTGCAATTTAAAAACAAATTGTATAAAAATCAATGATAAATGCACTAATATTAATAAAACAAGAGAAGAAGCTCAACTAGATTTAATGAAAGAAATGTTGGATAAAGTTGAAAACGAACTTGTAAAAAATACCGAAGAAATAAAAGAAAATATTAAATCTACATTGAAAAAAAATCTTAGAAATATAATTATTTTTAAAGACTACATTAATAAACAAAATAAAAAATATGATGTTTTTAAGTATGATATTGCTATGCTATATAATTCACTTGATATAGCTCGTTCTCCAAATATTGATTTAAGAGATCAAGTCCTGGCTACAGAGGATATTGTATTAAGATATGACCGCATAATTAAGTTTAAAGAAAAACATTGTCGTGAAGCTAATTTAGATAATGGTGATGATCCTAACTGGTTTTATTGTAATGTTTCTATAGATCAAAGTATCAAATTATTGCCTACATTTATGTATGAACTAGCCACCACGTTTAATACCAATATTGATTTATACGTATATACATTGGAACAAATAAAAAAGGAAAGAGGAAAAATAAGCGATGATGGCGATAAAATGGTTGATAAATATAGTGGATATGAAATATGTAAAATTGAATACTCTACCGATGAAGGATATGAAGAATCCGGTGCTAAAAAAATTAGTAGAGGATTATTAGATACTTCTTCACAAAAAAAATTAGAAGAACAAAGAAAAAAATTAATTGAAAATAAAATCGATAATCAAGAAGTCGAAGATGATGAAAAACAAGATAAAAAAGAAGAAAATACAAATGTTTTTGTTTCTCATTTGAATAGAGTTATTCCAGCATTAGACAGACATCTTGGTATTGATACAAAATCTCAACATCAGTTTATTGAAAATTATGTCTTGGAATTAATGGATAAAAAAATGAAATCAGCGAAAAAATATAAAGAAGACTTAGAAAACGATCCAAATTTAATATCATATAGAAATTATCAAGGTGAATTTTTCTTATATTCTATGCTTGGAATGTATGCTATAGCAATTCAAACACACATGCCTCACATTAGCAGAGGAAGAGGATTTTCAAAATGTGTAGAAAGTTATAAAGGATTTCCATTAGAAAAGGGGGATGATTTTCTTCATTATTTAATTTGTGTATGTATAATTTTAAGAGGACCAAATAAAAAAGCAGAATTTCCATTTATATTATTACCAAAATATAAAGAAAAGAAAAAATTGGATAATGAATTAAAACATGTGAAATTTTTAAAAAGCCATATGAAAAAAACAATACTTAGTATTCCAGCAATAAAAGATAAATTGGAAATGAAAAGAAAATTTTTAATGGATAATCTAGATCAGGTAGAAAAAGAAATGGTATATGATTATAGACAATGGAGCACTTTTCTTCCACCTTTGGTAAATTTTAATATGGATAAATTAGTAGAACCAAATAAAGATTTTGAAACATTACTAACTAAATCATTAAATGATAAAAGATTGGAAGAAAATGTAAAATATACTACCAAATTATTAACTAGTATTAGAAGTTTTTCACTAAGTATTCAAGAAGATATACAACGTGTTATAGATTCTAGACCTAGCGATTCTTTATTTTTGAAAAGTCAAGACGGTTCTACTATATTTTTGGAAAATGCTTGTTGTAATGAAACAAATGATTCTCCATATAATTATTTTATAGAACATGAAAAAAGTCCTGACATAAAAAAACATAATGAAACTGTAATTAGATTGTCAAATATATATGAAAATTATAGAAAATTATTAAATGTATCGTTGTTATATTCACCTGAAAATACTAGATTAGAAAAATTATCAATATCAGACGAATTTACTGAAAATTCAATTTATCTGGCATTTATAAAATATTGTAAAATTAATACACAAACTATATTGCCTGAAGAATTACAAGAATTATGTCATAGTAATGTTAGTAAATTTAAAAAATTAGACTCATTAGAGCAAAAGATAGATGTTTTAAAACAAGAAGGACATAAATATAACAGAACATCATTAAAAGTATTATTGAATATTATTGCTAGATCAAATGGATTGAAAAAAATAGAACCAAATAATTTAATATCACCGAAAGTTACATTTGAAAAGATCATTGATGAATTTAAAGACCATTTTGGTGTAGCAAATATTCATGGCGAATTGTTTGCTTTATTAGACAGATATGATGTAGGATACACTGAAAAAAGTGATATAGTTGTTGTGGAGCTTATAAGTAAAATAGAAAAAGAAACAGATATATTATTAGGAAGTTTAAACAAACTACTAGATATTAAACGCAAGTCTAAAAAATCTAAAGAAATTATGAAAAATCTTATTAACTTAAGAGAAATACCATTAGATGATGTAAAAAAAGGAGAAAGTAGATATATTTCAAAAGAAGATGAAAACGCTCACTTTTTATACCGATTTTTATTAATGATCTCAAAAAATATAGCAAATGACTATCCTGTTTCTTTACAAAAAAAAGATAAAAATGCTAAAATGACTTGCCCTGAAAGATGGGATTTCAGTCGTGCACATACAAGAGCATTAGAAAATTCAGTATTTAAAGAATTAGAAAAATTAAATCAGTTTATAGGAGATAAAGAACTGAAAGAAATTTTACGTGCTGTGATAGAAGAAAATAAAAATTTAATAATTGTGTTTGAAAATTTGCCTTTTTATTCAAGATTAAATAAAGAGATTAAAACCATATTTGATGGTACTATTATTCATAAACTATCTTATTATCTATTTTTGTGTATTTTAAATTCTTACAATATGATTTTGGAAAAGAAATTTGAAGATATATCCGGCTTAAATAGAATAGAATCTGGAAAGGCATTAGGGAAAAAAGCTTATTTACAAAATAAAATTACTGATTTGATAATGGTATATTTAGATATTGCTCAATCATATAAACAAAATTTATTTTTGAACAGATTTCAAATAATGGAAAAAACAAAAAAGGAACAAGAGTATGAAAGAGCAGAAATAACTGGTAAATATGCTACATTAACAGATGACGAAAAAGATGTAGAAATAGAAATGCAGAAAAATAAACTTGGTTCCTGGAGTTCTGGTGCTTCAAAAGCAATTTATGAATACGATGCTGAATATACAGAACAACAAATTGCTAATCTTGAAAAGAGAACATTGTTAGAATATATGGCTGGAAAAGAAGATAATGTTTCAATGGATAGAGTTCAAGCACTAGATTTACAAGAAAAAGTTGATGAAATTATTAGAGAAAGAGAAGCTCAAAGATTAGTAGATGAAGAATATAATACCAATTTAGTTTTTGGTGAAGATGAAGATCACGATGATTTGGAACAATTTGATTATGGAATGAATTATTAATTGATTATAATTTAAATTATTGTATATAAATTAAATTATGAATTTACAAGACCATCTTAGAATTAAGCCTGTGTTAGAACGAGCCAATTATATGCTTGCTACTTTATACGCAAATAACAAAATACCTAGTGATATACGTGTATGTTTTACTGTAAATACATATATTAATGAAGGCTTTACAAATATACCTTACTTAACATTTAGCCACAATTCTAAAAGAAGTTTCTCGGATATATTTACTATTCTTAACAAATATATGCCTCAAGAAATTATGGAAAAAGTAAAATTACCTCAAAATAAAATATAAATATTTATATAATTATTATGAATACCCGTTCTTATATTCGACAAAATATCACATCAGTTTCTATTCTTGTTTTTACTATTATTTTCATAGTCATACAATTTGCTGAACCTAATTTTTTATACAATAAAGGAAAATTAAGACAGTTTGGTATCGGCACAAAACAAAAAACAATACTTCCAATATGGTTATTAAGTATGATACTTGCTATTTTTAGTTATTTATTTGTATTATACTATTTAACTTATCCTAAATTTTATTAAAATTTATATTAACATATAATTTTTAATATTTAAGCACGACCTTTATTTATTTTTTTTGCTTCAGCTAACTCTTTACTTACCTTTCCAGCCAATTTACTTCTATAGGCATCTGTATTTACACAATTTTCGATTCCTAATATATTATTAAATGTTGTTGATACTGTTAAAGCCATTCCTAATACTAACCAACAGAATTGTCCCACATAGTCTTTAATTAAAACTAAATTGTATAATTGTCCTTTATTTGTATCCCAATCCGGTCTCATCATATTTCCATCGGCTGCTAATTTTTGTAATACATCATCGAAACCTTCTTTTGTTGGAGTTAATAAATTAATAAACGCCGATTTATCTTGATATACTTCATTCCATAATTGGTTTTTGCTATCTTTTTCTATTATTACTTTATTCATCGCTTCTTTTGCTTTCATAGCAATTGCCATATATCCAAAAGTATTGGAAAATGGACTTTTAAATCCTGGAAAAAAATACAATAAAACTACCAATACTCCCATATACATTAAATTTGACATTAGTGTATAACCCACTACTTGACCAATCTGTGGTTCTCCACAATGATATTTAGATAGTTCAATAAATGAATTAAATTGTATTACTCCTGTAAAAACTACTAAAGCTATTACTAATGGTATAGCCAATAATGGACTTCTAATAGCCCATCTATCCGCCAATATAAAACGTGCTATAAAATATATTAATAAAAATGCCATAAACATAGTCAATACTATTCCTGAACTTGGTTGTTGTTTTCCATCATCACTTTTTTTCTTCGCACTCATCTTATACTTAATATGTATAATTTTTTTTGATTTTTTAGATTTATTATTTAAGAATGCCAAGTTTAATTGAACCAGGAACTAAATATTTTTTCAATGAAACATTAAAAAATGTAAATAAAGAAAGAAATCGTATTAACACTTTGTTATTCAATATAGCACTGTTTGTAATGTTTATATTAATTGTTTACGGTATTCTATCTTTTAGGAAAAAGAATAAACTTTCTGTTGATGAAATGAAAAAGAAAGAAGATCTTAAAAAAAATTACTTGTTAAATAAAGTAAAAGAATTACAACAAGAAAAGAAGAAAGATTATGATAAAATGATTACAGAATTACCAAAATTTGAGAGTGACTTTGAATTATTGCATAAAAATTTTTATAATACTTAGTATATAATGAGTAATATTTTAGAACAATACAATGATTACTACAAACATAAGCATGAATATCAAGAAAAAATAGATAAAAAGGTATTGGATAAAAAAAGAAAAAATGATAATTGGCCTTATCCAAAAGATGAAGAATATAAACCAAATTTCAAACTTACTGGTGATATTAAAAATGAAATCAAAAAAATAAGAAGCAATCCTGAAATTATTTTTTCAGACAAAGGTAGAAAATTAACTGCCGTTTGTGGTGCTAATAGTGATTGTGGATATGAAAAAGAGATTCCATTGCCAGAAATATATCAATTTGATAAAATTAAAAACAAACTCAAAAAAGAAATAGAAAAGTTAAAAAGTGAAATTATTAGATGGAAATTAAATTTACTATATAATTTAGATAGTGAAGAAGTAGTTTTAAGAGAATTTAATGAAATAAAAGAAAAACTTTCTTTTAAACAAAGAAAACTTAATAAAATTATTTCTATCCAGAAAAAAAAATTTACATTCACAGTTGATAATCAAGAACAACAAGTTGATATGACTGTAGATGAAATAGTTGAAAAAATAGATAAAAATATTGAAGAAACCATATTTAAATACAAAAATAATTTAAATGATTTTATCAAAGATACCACTGACACTTCTAAATTAAAAGTTATTATGGAGCATCATAAAAAAATAAGAGATGGAATAGAAGAAAAACGTAAAATACAGTATAAATTAGGTAATATTGAAATAGAGCACGACGAACATAAAAATACCTGGACCTTAATAAAAGACAAATTATCATATAATAATCTTGAAATTAAGGATGATTAATATAATCTTTCGTATAATAAATATATTTCATGTAATATTTGACATACCATCATTAGATAAATTATAACAAATAAAGTAATAAATATATTTCTTACTTCCATTTTATTATAAATACAACATTTATTTATATCAATTATGCTTACAATATAATAAATTTATATAATATATATGAATTTATTTAACATTATCAATTTACCTATATTTATTATATCTTTAGCTATAGGTCTTTTTGTTACTTATATAACAATACCTTCTACGCAAAGAATTGTTGTTTATCCTAATCCAGATAATATTGATAAAATTTTATTTCAAGATCATGCTGATAATTGTTTTAAATTTTCTTCAAAAGAAGTAAAATGCCCTACAGATGAAAGTAAAATAAGATCATACGATATCCAGTAATAAATTTTATCATACAATTATATATGTATATTAGACGCCTTATTTACAGTGATTTTGGTTCAATAGTAATGTCTATTATTTTAGGACTTGGATTGGCAACTTTATTTAGAAAAGTTTGTAAAGATAGAAATTGCATGAAATTCGAAGGTCCTTCTATTGATAAAGTAAAAGGTCAAGTTTTTAAATATAATGATAAGTGTTATACTTATGAACCTAGTATTACAAAATGTAATGATAAAATGAAAATTGTTCCTTTTGCGTAAATTTACTATTTTACGTATCTTTATAATGATATATAAATGTCAGGTACTACTAATATTTCTGAATTACCAAATCAACATTCTCAAAATAATGTTGTTTTGAATGTGAAAGAACAACAGCAACCCATTCAACAACAAGTATATACACCTCAACAACCAGCTCAAGCTCCTCAAAATCAAATGGTTCAACAACAAATGCTTCCACAACAACAAATGCTTCCACAACAACAAATGCTTCCACAACAGCAACAACAAACAAATTTACAAAATAGAGATATTCCTCAAACAACCGAACAATTTAACCAACAAGATCAAATTAGACCTAATTATGTTCCGGAACACGAAATGGATGATTATATTGGAGATGAAGATACTTTACATTCTATGATGCAGCAAAATAGACAAAATGAAAATAAAAAAGATAGAATGGATATGCTGTATGATGAATTACAAGGACCTGTTATGGTTATGGTTTTATTTTTCTTGTTCCAAATGCCATTTGTTAAGAAAATGCTTTTAAAACAACTCCCTACTTTATTTTCTGCTGATGGTAATTATACTTTAACTGGTTATATTGCTACTACTGTAATGTTTGGAGGTGCTTATTTTGGTTTAAATAAAGCTATTAGTTATATGACTGATATGAATTATTAATTATCACCAAGGCGATACTCTTCTTATCCTGTCTCTTTCCAATAATGTTGTATACAAAAGACAACTAGCATAACACCCAACACAAAATAACATAAATCCTATTGCTACTATTCCAACGACTGTAGCCATTATACTTTAATAATAATAACTTATCTTTATTATTATTTAATTATTTCGATGTTTTTCTCTCCCGAATCATTAATTTATCGTTTTCTTTTTGTTTTTCTTTTACGTTTTCTTCTTTTTCCTCCTGCTAATCTAAATAGTTTATGTATTAAGTTTCTACTTCTTTTACGTGTGCGTTTTCGGCGTTTTCTGCTCTTGCGGCGTTTTCCACCTGTACTTAAACCAGGACCACCTTTATCTGGTTTATAATTATCAAATGAAAATTTAGACCTTCTCACATCGCCATAAGCAGCACGCTTTTTTGCTATTCTGTGTTCCTCTTTTGCTTTTGCCAGTCTTTTACTTACGGGGGTTTTACCGCGACGACGAACGCCTTTATTTTGGATTGTTCTTTGAGAACGACCTGTGAGTTGCGGTGGTAAATATCCTCTATCATCCCGTAATCTATCTAATGCTGCTGTTGAATGTTGTGGTGGTTGTTGACTTGAAACAGGTGCGTTGGGTCTTGTATCTATACTACCAAGCCCATACCATAAACGAACCCCATTTTCATAACCACTAATTATTAGCATACTTGCAACTGTTAAAAGGAAAAATACAATAAGAGTAACACCTGTTTGAGTGGCTCCTACAGTTGTATGTAAATAATCAGCAAACCAAGCTAGGACTAATCTAGCGCGATGACCAACAGCATTACCTCCACTTATAACATAGTTAAACATCATCATCATCAATCCTTCAGGTGGCGGAGGTAATGCTGGTGATGGTGCTGGTGTTGGACCACTTCCTAATAGTCCAAATCCGTTTCTCCAATTTCGTGGTGTAGGTGCCGGCGAAGGAGTCACCGGACTCACAGTTTCTAATATACTATTTGTTACATTAGTTAAACCATTAAATAAATCCCAAGTTGTATATGTTCCCCATATATCCATTCCAAGAAGAAGCAATCTAACTAGAATACCTCCATAATTATGAATAGTTTGAGGTAATAATATATTTCTTATAGCTGCTGCTCTATCATCAGCACGTTCGGCAAATAACGCTATTGCCAATGTAGGATTTACTCTAGCTAAATCTACGTGGACGTCTTGACGATTAAGTGTTACTGTATTATTTCCTTGTCTAGCTGTTCTAGTGATTTCTTCACTATATTCAACAACATCATCTGCTATTTGTTGATTTAAAGCAAGATCATCACCTCCTCCACCCCTTTTCCATTTTGGCCTCATTTCTAATAATCTTTTTGATGCGAATTTACCTTTTAATCCTGTCATTTTTTGCATTTTTTTATGAAATTTATTCAATTCTTCCCATTGTGCTTGTGTAATACCCATATATAATACGCGTATATTTAAAAAATCAATTCTGTAATAATATTTCAATGGAATTAATAAATAATTTAGCTGAGAATTACCCTAAAAATAAAGAACCGCTTACTTATAATATTGTATTGGAGGGTGGTGCTTTTAATGGCATATATTCTGGAGGAGCATTGATATTGGTAAAACAACTTGAAAAAAAGCACTATTTAAAGGTAAATAAATTATCAGGTGCTAGTGTAGGTGCTTTAATTTCTTTTTTATATTTAATTGATAAACTAGATACATTACCTAAATGCTTTTCTAGATTAAGAAATTCATTTAGAACCGAATTTACTTTCTCTGCTATAGATGAAATTGTTAAAGAATATATAAGTGAATTGGATGATGAAACATTTGATACTTTTAAAGATGGAAGACTATATATTTCTTATCATACCGAAGCAGGAGAAAGAATTATACAAAGTAAATTTAATGATAAAAAAGATTTAGAACAAGCTTTGATTAAATCTTCGCATTTGCCATATATTACTACAAAAAAATGTTATAGAGAATATGATAATATAAAATATTTAGATGGTGGAACACCATATGTTTTTAGAGATATAGGAGAACCAAATGGTAAAAAATTTACTTTATATTTAAATAATACAATTTGGAATCAATATCTGGTTGTAAAAAAAGAACATAATGCTTATGGTAGATTATTAGAAGGTGCTTTAGACGCTCATAATTTTATGTTAAAAAATCAAAAAGGTTTTTTATGTAGCTATGTAGAAAATTGGAATACTCAAGATTATGTTATATTACGGTCAAAAGAATTTATATTTACAACGACTGTAATATTAATGAAATATTTTCTACTTATTAATAAACACTTAAACCCATATATAAAAGATATTTCTGTTTACAAGATAATACAATCTTTTATAAAAGAATGTATAACAGATTTTTTATTAATAAAATGTGTATAATATTTATATGGATAGATTAGAAATAGAACGACAACTTCAAAGACATGAACAACAATTAAATTCAAATAATAATGAAAAAGTACAAATATCATTTTGGAATTTCAACAACAATAACAATACACAAATTTTTATAAAAGCATTATTTTTATTATTACTATCAATTTCTGGTGGTTTTACATCTAAAACATTAGGTTGTGGAACACAAAAAGCATTTCAAAATATGACTACAAAGCACATGATATTATTTGCTTTAATATATTTTACACTTGATATTTCAGAAAATCCAGATCAAGCACCTATACATCCTTACGAACAGTTTAAAAAAGCAGTTATTCTTTACATTGGGTTTATTTTATTTACAAAAATGAATTTATATTTTACTATGGTTGGTTTTGGTTTATTATGTATTAGTTATGTAATTGGTAATTACGTTAAAAATTTAGATTGGCATATAAATAATATCAATAAAAAACAAAAAAGAACACAAGAAGAAGATAAAACATTAAGCGACTATGAATTATTAAAAAAACAATCAAGTAAGTATCAAGAATATATTAATTATGCTGTATCTGGAGTAGTAATAATAGGTTCATTATCATATTTGTTGAAAAAAAGGAAAGAATATGGTTCAAGATTTAGTTATATAACATTCTTTCAAGGAGTTAGTAAATGCGATTCATTATAATTATTACACTTAACTATAATAATTATAATTTAATACCAAAAATATTGGATTTTCTTCTTCTTTTTTTTATTGTTTTTTTCTTTTTAGTTTTCTTTTTAGTTTTCTTTTTTATTTTCTTATTTTTCTTTTTGGTTTTCTTTTTAGATTTCTTTTTGGTTTTCTTTTTATTTTTTTTCTCAAATTGTGCTTCGTATTCTTCGTGAGGAACATATCTTAAAAAATACCAATCCCATTCTTTTGTTCCTCTTTTATTTTTTAATTTTTTGAAATTGTTAGCTTTTTCTGCTTTAATGTCTTCTTTTGTATGTTGTTTTCCGTAGCAATCAATACTAAATCTTTTTAATAATCCTTTTTGTCTAAGTCTATTTTTTTCTTGAACTCTAAATAAAAATTCACTCATACACGTGATACGTTCAACATTATAATATTTTCTTCCACCATACAAAAATGCTAGATAGAAACTAAGCATAGTATCTAATGTAGCAATTCTAATCTTTTTATCTTTAATTAATATTTCATTATAACTATGACACGCCAAAGGTTTATAAATAAAAACAACACTTTCAGGACCAATTCTAACTTCTAGATGTTCTGCTATAATTTCACCTATACCATCATGAGTTACTATTTTTATATCTTTTACACCAATAGAAGACAATTGTTCTTTTAATATACGTGCGGTTGCTTGTGGATCTTCAGAAAGAACATCAAAATCAGGTATTCTTGGTATAGATTTTTTGCCAATACTTTTAATATTTTTCAAGTATAATCTATTAGCATACGCACCAAAAAACACACAATTTTGATTTATTAAAGAATTTTTTACTGTTATAAATATTTTTTCCTCTATATTATCAATAAAAATATCTTCTTCCGAAACATCACCTCCTCTCATTATTGTTTTTTTAATTCCATATTCAAATAATCGCTGTATATCTTCAATACTACAATTCTTACCTCTTAGTGGATAATGTTTATTAAAAAGTGACAATCTTTTCAATACTTTTTCCCATCTACTAACATCTCCATCTGGACGAGATAATTCAAGATACATTGACATTCGCAAGTAATTTATAGCACAATAATATATTCCATTTACTTGAGATGAATCTTTCATTATTCTATCATATAAATCTTTTGGTAAATATGTAATATCTGCTACTGGAATATAATTTACAAATACTTTAAATGTTCCAGCATGCATTCCTGACTTAGCTTCAACTTCTGTATATCCTTTATCATAATATATATCTGCTAAATTTTTCGCGTCGTTTAAAGGGTCAGGAGAATAAAAATCATAATCTGGCAATTCTATTTCTTTATTATAAAACTGGTCATTCTTAGGTAATAAATTATTAATAGCAGTTCCACCATAACATATTCTTTTTGTGCTTCTTAAAAAATCTTCTACTATTTCTATTATATCTCTTACCTCTGGTGAATTCATTGTTTTTTTGCCTTGTCTTGATGTTATTTCATCTACTGCATTTCTTAGTATTGCTAATTCTTTTTCTTCAAACGTTAATTTATCATCGTTAGAATTCATATATATAATAAATATATATAAAAATTAAAATGTATATGATTTACCTGTTGTTGGATCAACGCGTTTCTTTGTTTTATTAAGTCCTTCACCAGCTTTATTCATTACACGTGGTTTCTTTCCTGTTACTATCTTACTTCTTAATTCTGGTGGTTTTAATACAAGTTGTGTTCCGTTTTCTCTAAAAAATTTCATGTGGTCCATCAAACTATCTGTAGGCATTCCATAATTCATCATTATATATTGACAACCATACATTCTACAAGCTTTTGATTCTAGTTGTGTAGCTGGATGCTTATCATCTGGAACACATATTGCAAACATTTCTTTATTATCTTTTGATAATTTCTCAGGTCTAACTGTAAATTTAATAGCATCATTTGTAAATTTACGTAAATTTCCAAGAATTGCCATATTAACTAATTGGTGAAATTCGCCATTATCTTTATAATTTTGACAATAATCTTCAACCATTATTACTACTTTCCCTCTCATGTCTTTTAATAATAATTTTTCTAATTTCTTTCTTTGTGGTTTTATTAATTTACCTTCTTTGGCATATTCTGCTGGTAATAATCTACTACTAAATGCTCTTTTTATTTCTTTCTTTAATACATTCCATACTTGAGGCTCCTTTGTTTTTATTCTTAAATTTATAAATATTGGGTCTAGACTATTAGGTGCTACAGAAAATCCATATGAGTTTATAACATCAAATGCTTGACTTATTTGGACGTGATTATAACTACCTTTTTGTGTTATTGTTACATCATTACATTCTACAGGATTTGATACTACTAATGGATTATGTCCGCTTGCTATTACAACTGATCTATCTGGTAACATATATATTTCAAAATCTACACATCGTATTCCTCTCTTTAAAATCATTTTTAGTGGTTCTAAACTTACTTCATTATCTTTTGTATTTGTGCTACAGCAACTATTATAACTACCAGCTACATAAAAATCTACTAAAGGGTAATTATTAATCTCTCTAGTTGTCACCGCCGATTGAACCTGTATTGGTTGTTTTTTTAAATGATTTCTCATATCTCGTAATGCTCCTCCTCCAGCATTCAATTTTGTTCTTGCTATATAAGTACATACTCCTATTAACGATGCTATAAACAAAACCCATCCTATGAATGACAAATTTCTTTTTGATAACATATTCTTAAAAAAGTCTTTAAACATAATAATATATATATTAAAATATAAATAAATAATATTTATATTTTATATTATGACTGGTGGATTAATGAATTTAACTGCTGAAGGCAATGAAAACATTATATTAAATGGTAATCCTAAAAAAACTTTTTTTAAGGCTGTATACGCAAAACACACCAATTTTGGTCTTCAAAGATTTCGTATTGATTTTGAAGGAAACCGTGTTTTAAATTTTACTACACCTACTATTTTAGATTTTAAAATTCCAAGGTATGCTGAAATGCTTCATGATACGTATGTTGTTGTAACACTTCCTGATATATATAGTCCTTTGGTTTATGATGGAACAGCCGAAATAGGTAGAAATTTAGTTCCTTATGAATTCAGATGGATCGAAGAAATTGGTACTAATATGATTAGTGAGGTAGAAATATATAGTGGTGGTGTCACTTTAGCAAGATACTCTGGTGAATATATTTCTTGTCTAAAAGAAAGAGATTTATCTGCTGCTAAAAAAGATTTATTTAATAGAATGACAGGAAATGTTCCTGAAATTAATGACCCTGGTAATGCCAATGGAAATGTTAATGTTTATCCAAATGCTATGTATATTGATGAATCCGGCGTTGAACCATCTATTCGTTCTAGAAAATTATATGTTCCATTAGATAGTTTTTTCTGTCAATCTAGTAAATTATCTTTACCTCTTGTTGCTCTTCAATATTCTGAAATTTCTATTCGTTTAACTTTTAGACCTACTTATGAATTATATACTATCAATAATGTTAATGATATTCAAAATGATACTTGTATTAGTTATAGAATACAACCAAACCCTAATGAAATAAATAATCAATTGTGGAGATTTTTACAAGCACCTCAAGATGTTGCTGCTTCTCCAGAATTCTATAATCAAACGCGTAATGATTGGAATAGCGACGTTCATCTTATTTCTACATATATTTTCTTAGGACAAGATGAAAGAAGAATGATGGCTCAACAACCACATAATATTTTGATTAAACAAGTTCATACATTTGATTTCTTAGGACAAGCTGGATCTAAGGTTTTAAATATAGAAAGCCGTGATTTAATTTCTGGTTTTATGTTTAGATATAGAAGAAGTGATGCTAAGTTTAGAAATGAATGGTCTAATTATTCCAATTGGGCTTATAATAATGTAGTTCCACAACAAATATCAGATGAACTACCACTTTTACAAGGTAATGAAATTCCAAACCCTAATAATTTCCATATTACTGGTTCTATCGGTGATTATGCTTATAATCAAAAACATATTTTATCTGATTTTGCTTTAATTATGGGTGGTGTCTATAGAGAAAATCTACTTGATGCTGGTGTTTATAATTATATTGAAAAATATATTCGCTCAGTTGGTGGTGCAAAAGATGGATTATATTGTTATAATTTCTGTTTAAATAGCGAACGAAAATCTTATCAACCATCAGGTGCTATGAATGTAAATAAATTCGGTTCTATTGATATTGAATTTAATACTATTGAACCACCCTTTAATCCTGAAGGTGCTATTGTTGATTTTATTTGTGATACAAGTTCTAACCCAATTGGTTTCCGTAAGTCAACTGGTTCATTAAATACATATAACTATGATTTAAGAATATTTGAGGAACGATATAATGTTCTTGTTATCAAATCCGGAAGAATCGGTTTAATGATGGCGCGTTAATATAATATTTAGTCTAACTATATATTATATAATAAAATGACAAGTGTTTTATGGAAACCAAAATCTAATGAAATTATTAAAGAAATAACTTCTCAATCAAACAGAGTATATTTAGTAATGGAACCTGGTAGAGATACAACACCAAAAGAAGGTAGTGGCAATATGAAATTATTAGAAAAAGTAGCTGAAAAATTTGAGGATATGCATTTTGACAAATCAAAATTTCTTTCACGAAATACACCTGAAGAGTGGGTTAATACTATTGAAGATGTATTTTCTGAAGATGTAATAATGGAAGAAACTAAAAAAGGTAAAGAAAAAAGATTTTGTTTTACACCACAAACATCTATTATAATACCCAATTCGGTATATTGGCAAAAATTACAACCAAAAAGTGAAGTTCAATTTCGCCCTACTGTAACTTTAAGATTAAAAAGAAAAAAAGGAGAAAAATCACTACAAATGAAAAAAGCTCCAAGAAAGAATAAAACACAAAAAAAAGCACCAGCTAAAGGGAAAAAAGCACCAGCTAAAGGAAAGGTTTCTGAAGATGGCAGTGGTTTTATTCCTGCTGCTGCTATGTCAAGACTATCTCTTAATAGTGCCAGCGATAGTGATAGTAGCAGTGCTATTCAAAGCTTAGATTCAGATGAGGATGCAATTGAAAATGATTTAAGTCTATTTGAGCCAAGCATTGATAGCGACCATAAAAAAAATCCAAAAGCTTTTCCTGCTTTAAGAAAAGGTAATCCAATATTAAAAAATTTAGATTATAATAAAATGAAAGGAAAATTTCCTGATGAATGGAAAAAAGGTGAAGGAAAAAATGGAGAACCAAAATGGTGGAAAAAGTTATTTGTCAAAGAAGGAGATGATAAAACACTTTATATATCTAGAAATGATTGGAATGAATTATACCAAAGTTATGCTGGAAAAAATAGTGAAGGTATTCAGGAATTGTTTGAATATTTAGTTGAATTTGGAGAAGGTATATTTGAAAATTTTTATTTAATAAAAGACGAAAAAGTTGCTAAGTCAAAAAAATTAGATGTAAAACCTAAAGCAAAATCTAGTTCAGAATCAGGCAGTGACCCTGAAGGTTATTCGAGTAGTGCAAGTTCAGTATTAGATTATGGTTCTGATGCTAGTACCGATCTTGATGATTTATTGGATGCTTATGGAAATTCAACTGCTTATTCAATTGCTAGAACAAGACCAGGAACAAGTGCTTATTACGCAAGAATGGATAAATATGATAGACGAAGAGAAAAAGAAGAAGAATTCGAAAAAAGAAAAAAAATGAAAAAAGAATTAGATGATGATTTACTTGAAAAAGTAAAAAAAGGAATGGATGTTTATGATGCACATGAGATACAAACAGAAAGATGGGACCGAATGATAGAGGAAGAAGAAATGCGTGCATATGAAGATCAAATGACAAGTGAAGATGAAAGCAGTGAAAGTGAAAGCGAAGAAGATAGAAAAAGAAGAAATGAGCTACTGAATCTAGAATATGCAAGAGCAAATGGATGGTCTAAACAAAGAGATAAAGAAGGAACAGTATTTTATACTCATAGTGAAAGTGGTGCTACAGTCTTGGGAAACAAAGATGGACTTTTAGAACCTCACCTTGCACATGATGCTTATGATAAAGCAATGAAGCAAAAAAATACAATGTCTTCAGGTACCTCTTCAGGTATCTCTTCAAGTACCATGTCTCTTCCCAACGTAAATACAGGAGCACCTAGGCCTTGGGTTCAACGCACATCAAAAAGTACCGGAAAAAAGTATTGGTATAATCCAGCAACACAAATCACGTTTTATCCTACTAAAAAAAATGCTCCGAATGGTGAATGGACGCAAAAAGATGCAGATGATGCTGCCGAAAGAGCAAAAAAGAAAGGCGGTAAAAAATCAAGAAAAAAGAAGAAGAAAACGCGTAGAAAGAAAGGAGGAAAAAGAAAGAAAACTAAAAAAAGAAAATTGCGTAAAAAAAGAAAAACACGACGTTAATTATATAATAATATTTAGTTATTATATAATGGGTGATAATTTAACACAAGGAATGAGTGGAATGAATTTGAGTTCGGGACAAACAACACCAAGAGGTCAGGGAACAAATACAACCAATCCTCCAAATGCTCCTCAAAGACCAGTAAGACAACCAAGAGACCGTGCTGTTGTTGGTCGTAATCTTAACCTTACTTTTAGTGGAAGTGATCAAATGCCTGGAGGAAGATATAGAAAACGACGAAGAAAATCTAAAAAATCAAGAAGAAAATCTCGTAAAAGTAAAAAGAGAAGACGTAAAAAATCCAAGAAAAAGAGAAGAAAATCTCGTAAAAGCAGACGTAGCCGTAAAAGAAGACGATAAATAAAAATGTATATTTTAAATTTTAATATATATTTTTAGATTTTAGATGATTGGGGAGAGAAAAAACCTATATTTTTTAAAATAACTTTAAAACAATTTTACTTTATATAATATTAATGACAAGCTCAAATACTAATGCTATGATAGCGTTGGGTTTTTTTATTTTTATGATGATGGGTCTTTTTTTCGCCATCAGATATTGTGTTTATAAATTACTTTCAAGACCCAAGGAAGCAAGATATTTACTTGCCACTTGAAGACGTTAGAATCGTCCAATCTAAATTTATTCTACAAACAGGACAATGCATGTTATGTTTCTTTTTATCAATCCAATTTAATATACAATCACTATGAAAATAATGACCACAAGGCATTTTTACTTTATTAAATTTATCAAATTTATCTAAACATATAGGACACTCGTCTGTTTCAAACCTTTTTGAACCTTCTGGATCTCGGAAAACAACGGGAATAATTTTTGAACTTGGAGAAACAAATAATTTTTTTACAAGAAACATGATATATAAATTGAATTTATTTTATTTTTATATTAAAAGTATAAAGTAATAAATAAACAAGATGAGTGAAAACAAGCCAATACAACTTGGGTTGTGTTGTTTGAATACTATTTTGAGAAAACAAACACCATTCCCGGTTTTTGCTTCTCGTAAAATGATTATAAGAACAATAAAAGAAAAAGGGATTCACGTTTTAAAAGCAAAGATAATTCAAAATCTAAAAGATGTTCTTACAATGATGGATTGGAATGAAGCAAATGGTATAAAGGTATTTCGTCTTAGCAGTGAAATGTTTCCACATAAATCCAATCCAAAAGTAGTAGATTATGATTTTGATTTTGCGAAAGATTTATTAAAACAAATTGGAGAAAAGTCAAAAAAATATAACCAACGATTGACATTTCATCCAGGACAATATAATGTCATTGGTACTCCAAATGAAAAGGCATTCCAACAAACTATAAATGATTTATCATATCATGCGGATGTTCTTGATTTAATAGGAGCAGGAAAGAATTCTGTTATGGTAATACACGGTGGTGGAATTTATGGTGATAAGAACAAAACAAAGAAGAGGTGGTGCGAACAATATCAGCTACTTCCAGAAAAAGTAAAAAAGAGATTAGTATTAGAAAATTGTGAAAAATGCTTTTCAATTGTAGATTGTTTACAGGTTTCAAAAAAAGTAAATATACCAGTAGTATTTGATACGCATCATTTTGAATGTTATAAAATATTACATCCAGAAGAAAAATTCAAAGAACCAGAATTTTATATCCCGCATATATTAAAAACTTGGAATAAAAGACATATAAAACCAAAGTTTCACGTGAGTGAACAAGGTTCAGGTAGATGCGGACATCATAGCGATTATATTGAAGTTATACCAGATTATTTATTAAATATACCAAAATTATATTACCAAGCAATTGACATTATGATAGAAGCAAAAATGAAAGAACAAGCTATATTCAAACTATATGAAAAATATCCATTTCTAAACTGTAAAAAACAATTAATATAATAATATAAACCTTTTTTTATTATATTAATTAATGAGTATAAACTTAGGAGCACCTAAAAGCAATGATGATGAATATTATACACCACAATATGCTATTGAAATGCTAAAAGATTATTTACCCGACAAAAATAAAATATGTTGGGAATGTTTTACATCTGGAAATCATGAATATATAGAAAGTCCAAATTATATAAAATCACTTGGGTATAAAGTAATTGCTGATGGAGAAGATTTCTGGAAATCAAATAAAGGGGATTGGGTATGTAGTAACCCACCTTATTATACACCAAGAGGACAGAAAAATATAAAAACTAGAATAATAGAAAGATTATGCGAACTTGATAAACCATTTTGTTTATTATTACCAACATTATATTTACATACCAAAACATTCAAAGAAGTAAAAGATAAATTTGGAAATTTTCAAATTATAATGCCAGCAAAAAAAATACAATTTTATAAAGTGATTGATGGTAAAAAAGTACAACCTAAAAAAGGTTGTAATTTTTATACATTATGGGTGTGTTATAAAATGAATTTACCTAATGATTGGATTCTTATTTAACACTGAAATCCCAAATAGCATCATAATTAATTGGTCCTTGTCTTGGATTTGGATCTTGTGGTTTATAATCTGTTCTATATGCTGTTTTTGAACCACCTAATCTATTATCTTTTGCTCCAAATAAACCGGTTGTATCTTTTGTAGCAAATAATCTAGATTTTACATATTTTTCTGTTTCTGATGTTCTAGTATAATTATTAGCAAGAGCATTTAAATCTCTTCCCTGTTCATCAACTTCAACTAATACTTTATTACAATTAGAAACACAATGTGCTTGTGTATATCTACATCCATCTCTTTTTACGTCATATGGTATTCCTGGACCACTCTGGTCGTAATTAACATAATCTTTTTCAAAACGATCTTTACATCTATAACTGCATTTTCTGTAAAATTTATCTTCGCCATTTACAACCATACGAATAATATCTTTTTCACAATTTCCATCAATCATACTTGGTTTTACACAATTCTTAGGGCAAAATAAATCTTTTTGTGTATTCGCATTTACTACTTCAGCTTGTGGAACTCTTTTATTCGCTTTTTTCCCCATTTTTTGTGGTTCTATTTTATATGGGACTTTTTCAGATACCTTTTTGAAAGTATTTTCTTTTCTTTGTCCTACATTTACTGGTTCAATTGTAAATGTGATAGATTTTATTCTTGCTATAGCTTTCTCCATCATTCTTTCTAGTTGTCTTGGTTTTTTATATCCGAGAGCATTTGCTATTTGTTTTGCTAGTTTTCCATCCATTTTCTTATTGAAATAAGGATCTCCTTTAGTTCTAGTTATATCATTTTTATAGTTTTCTATAATTTCACCAGCAGGAATACCAGCAGCTATTTCTTTATGCATTAAATAAAAAGTAAAACTAGCACCATAATCATATCCTTTCCATTCGAAGTTAAATAACTCTTGAATAATAAATTCTTGTTGTTCTGCTAAGTTCATGTTCCCTGTTCCCAAGTTCTCTGGTGTTAAACTTTTCATTTCTTCTAAGTATGTTTTAATTTTATTTGCATTATATTCTGTTTTTTGAGATTCTCTTGTGGATGTAAAATTTTCTTGTGTCTTTGCTTGTTTTGGTATAAATTTAATGTAATCTATTTTTCTTCTTCCACGGGCTTTTGTTGTTGTTAAATCATTGTAATTGGCATAATTTGTTCCCAATACTTTAAGTTTATCAGATGATACACCTTCATTTTGTAAATTATGCACCATTTTTTCATTTATAAATATTTTGACATCATGTCCTTCTTCTCCTTTTCTAAATTCATACTTAATAACATATGGTCCTTGTTCTAACATTCTTTTATATCTTTTTCCACTCTTACCTTTGAATATAGAACCATCTGCTGAATAACCGTCTCTATATACACCTATAGATACTCCTTCGCCATTAGCATCTGTTGAAAATCCCCAATTACCTTGAACTGTGCTGTGTAATAATTGACCTGGTGGAATAGCCATTTCTATATCATAATCATCCATTTTAGGTAATACAATTTGTTGAAATTTATTATCGTTAAATATTTTTTCTCTATTTGAAACAAATGTTTCTGGAAATTCACCTGTATGATAATATGTTATCAATGCTTTACCAAAATGATATGCTACAAAGAAAAAACTTATTATACATATATACGACCATACTTGCGTCCATACCCACATTAATTGATCTTTTAGTGCTGTAAATATATTATCACTCACCATATATATATATTTGTGAATATTTTATATGTTACAAATTTAATATTTAACAAAGATTAAATTTGTTTATCCAAGAGCATCAGGTCGTAAATGTGGTAAAGTTGAATCTTTATCGCATCCAACTTCAAATGTTTCATTGACAACATAATGTTCTGTATAATATCGTTTCATATCTCCAAATGCGTGAGACAATACCCATAATATCGAAATAGTGCTTAAAACAGTCATTATTGTTTTCCAATTATTTAAAATACCTTCTTTTAAATCGTAAAAAAGTCCCATATATATATGAGAATTATTTTTATTTAGCTCCTAAAATACTTTATTTTTTGAATTTTATAATATTTGTTTTTATTATATGTCAAATGATAGTGAAAAACCTAATTTGGAAAAAGATCATAAAGAATTTTTAAAAATGAAAGAACAACAAATAAATAATAAAGATGAGTTTGTTTCTGATAATGACCCAATTGGTAAAGAAATGAAAAATGCTGGTGAAAAACCTAGTAGAGAAAGTATTAAAAAAGGAGGAGCTCAAGAAGGTTTTATAGGTTCCAAGGCTTTTAAGAAATATTTTAAAAAGAGCAGTCCTAAAGGAAAACAACGTGCATGGATGCCTATTGTTGTTTTTATAGGAAGTTTTTTTGCTTTTGGTTTTGTAACTTACACAAGTGCAACATTCTTATCATTATTAAGAGGTTTCAAAGAAGATAGGATGGTACCTAGTTTAGATGGTTCAAAGACACCTTATACTAAATTAGGAGCTAGACCAGACGACCTTGCTTATGAAGAAGCATTATGGTCACAAAAGAGACACGGATTTCCATATAGTTGGTATGATAAAGATTATCCAAATTCAGCTCTCTCTATTTTTAGTAGATTTAATATCAACACTTGGCTTGAAGCAAGAGATTGGACGGATAAATCATTTGAAGTTGTTAGAAATTTTTCAGTTCATGATGTTCCACCAAAATATGTAGCACAAGAAAAAGCAGATACTTGGGATGCTTGGTGGTTTAATACTCAAGAATTCTTAAATGTTTACATATGGACCCCATTTCTTTTCTTTACTACTTTGATTATTGGAGTAGTTTTTGGACCTACTGCTGCTGCCTTGAAAGGATTATGGAAAACAGCTCATTTATATGATAATTTCCCTTTCATGGATATGAAAACATTATTCTTTGGTCCAATCTATTTCTTTTTATGTATTCCATTTTATGTGATTTTAATGCCTTTATATTTGCTATGGTTTACATTAATTAGACCATTTTCTAGTATTCATACTAGTGGTAATGCTGATTGGATACAGCATTTATTACAGAAATTTTATATACCAATATTTAGTATTGCTTGTATTGCTTGTATGTACTCGATAAAGAAAGAATTTGAAGGTACAGAACATTTGAAATGGGCTATTTTACCTGGTTTCTTAACTGTATTTTTCATTCTTTCTGCTTTATTTAATGTAATTCCTTGGAGTATGCCTATTAGAAAAAATGGACAAGTATGGAATTTCTCGCCACCACCTTTATCTAAATTAAATTCGTTATTATATTCTGCTAAGAGCTCAGAGCCGACGATGAAAGATATATATAGAGACGCACTTCATAATATTTTCTGGTATTTAAAACCATTTGGTGTATTTGGATTATTAAAAGATAACTTAGATGTTGGTCCCGGTCGTGAATCACATAATCCTGCTTTTAAACGACCATCTAGATCCGCAACTGGTGGACTAGCAGGTTCATTAGCTAAAACAGCTCTTAAAACAGCAATTAAAACAAATCCACAAGCTAGATTAGCTATGATGGCAGCAAAAAAAGCAGCTAAAATGGCTAAAGGGAGAAAATAAGTAAATTATAATTAGTAATTAAAGATTAATTATGATTTAATTTAATGGGGAAAAAAAGAAAAAAGCCAATTACTCGCGAACTTCCATTTGTAAGTTTATGTACTCCAACATATAACAGACGCATTTTTATATCGCAAATGATAAAAAATGTTGAAAAGCAAGATTACCCGAAAGATAAATTTGAATGGATTATTATTGATGATGGTGATGATTGTATTGAAGATTTAATACCAAAAGATTCCGAAACAAATTTGAATATCAAATATTATCGGTATGAAGAAAAAATAAAATTAGGTAAAAAAAGAAATTTAATGCACGAAAAATCTTCAGGTGAAATTTTAGTTTATATGGATGATGATGATTATTATCCTCCAGATAGAATTTCTCACGCAGTTAAAAAATTACAAAATAACCCAAAAGCTTTATGTGCTGGAAGTAGCATTGTATACATATATTTTAATGATCTTAAAAAGGTATATCAATTTGGACCATATGGACCAACACATGCAACTGCTGGAACGTTTGCTTTTAGGAGAAAATTATTAGATATAACATCATATGAAGATGATGCTGATATGGCTGAAGAAAAACATTTTTTAAAAAATTATAGTATTCCATTCGTACAATTAGATCCTGTTAAAACTATTTTAGTATTTGCACATCAATACAATACATTTGATAAAAGAACATTATTAAAAAATCCACATCCACAATTTGTAAGAGAAACTAAATTAACAGTTCAAAATTTTATTAAAAAAAATAAAGAAGCTATAAATTTTTATATTAATGTATAATATAATGTTAGCAAAAACGTTAAAGAATGTCGTAAAACTTATTGAAAAGCAACCAGCGATATTAAAATTTGTTATTTATATTGCTATTATTTATGGATTATACCATTTATTTATTTTGGTTCAATGGAAATTGGCTGAACAAGGATTATTCGTTCAAGAAGGATTTACTGGAAAAGGCAAAGAATTTACTTTATTTTACTGGAAAGATTGTGGACATTGTAAAAAAATGATGCCAGAATGGGATAAATTCCAAAAAACATTTAAAAAACCTGGTATTACTGTTAATAAAGTTGAAAAAGACCAAAACCCAAAAGCAATGCAGCAATTAGATATTCAAGGATTTCCAAGTATTATGTTGTTAAATAATGGGAAAAAAGTAAAAGATTATGATGGCGAAAGAACTGCCTCTGCTTTTGCTGCTTTTGCGAATGCTGCTTAAGTAATATAATCAATAAACCTATAAAATCTAGCAATGTCTAATTTATTTATTTCATAATTTTCATTATCAAAAAATTCATTTATTTCTTCTAATGTATATTTGTTTTTTAGATAAATAAAATATGAAAATAAATCTTTCTTATCCATATTTAATTGTTTACATAGATTTTGAATAAATAAACTATTATTATATTCTGTCGAATATTTTGTTAATACCTTTGTAAATCTAACTTCTGTTGGATTATATACTATTTTTTTATCTTTTTTATATTTTTTATGAAATAGATAGTTGTTATAAAATGTTTTTATTAATGAACTCATTTCATTGAAAATCCATATCTGTTTTTGAAATGTTATTCGGTCTATGTAATCAGAAAAACATATATTATTCAAAACATTTATGTAAAAATCAATTATTTTGTATTTATCTTTATCTTTAAATGTATCTATAATATTTTCATGGAACAATAGTGCAACACTTGTTCTATCCGTTTCATTCATAATTAATGAATGTTCTGATAATTCATAAAAATTATTTAATAATTTCTTTGTAATTTCTTTTGTATCTTCATTATAATTTTTCTTTTGAAACATATTTTGTATGATTTTATTTTTCAATATTGATTGATGATTTTGATATATTTCATATGTTGATTTCAATTTACGCAAATCTCCCTCAATAAAATTTACTATATTCGTTAATAATGTTTGTTCCATTGTTGGCATTAATAAATTTATGATCTTCTTGATTTCTTCTGCTGTTGGTTTTTTTATTTCAAATGTATTACATATTTTCATCATTTCTTTTATTTTTTTATCAATATGATAATTCCCTATGCATATTATTGGAATCATTGTTATTTGTTCTTTTTTTTGTTTTTTTGTTTTCTTTGGACGAATCAATTTTATTAATGAATTTATTCCTCCTTTGTCTCCACTATTCATACCATCTATCTCGTCCATTACTACTACAATTTTCTTTTTTTGTCCTTCAAACATACTTATAATATTATTATCTGATATATTGTGTTTTGTTATTGTTTCTATAATTGATTTATTTCTTATATCACCCGCATCGAATGTTATTATATCATAATTTAATTTTTTTAAACACTCTTTAACAAAATGAGTTTTTCCTACACCCGGAGCACCATATATATAAATACCTCTTCTTGTTAGTAAATTTGTTTTATTTGCTTCAAAATATGTTAATGAATTTATAAATTCTTTTTCTATTTCTTCTCTATCTAACAGAGCATTTAAATTAAGTTCTTCCATAGTTTTATAATATTCTTAATTATCTTTTATATATTAACTATTGTATATTCTTAACAATTCTTTCAAACATTTCCCTGAATTTTGGTTTCTACAATACCATTTTAAAAAAATGCTATAATCCACCCATTTTTTCCCTTTGTATATAAATTTCTTGAAATATTTGAAATTTATTTTAGCTTCAGCTAATACGTATTTGAACGGATAATCTAATTTATTTCTTATTAAATATCGTATATATGTGTTAAATGTATTATAATTTATTAATCCTAAATCAGACATTATAATGGATGAAACTCTTATTTTTATATATTTTTTCCAATTTTTTTTACAAGTTAAATACATCTGGTTTATTACCAAATATTTTTGGATTTCCATTTTTAAGTCTCTTGGTAGTTCATCTAACAATTTATAATTTAAATTATTCATTTATACTAAATTATTATTTAATTTATAATAATTTAATTTAACATAATCCAGCTACATTGGTGATGCCATCCCATTCTACACCACATGCTTTTGCCCATTTACATTTTTCTTTACGTCCTGCTACACCTTGATATTTTTTAGCACTGAAATTTGCTGGATCAGTACATACTCCTGTTCCTAAACCTTTTACATTTTTACAAGCCCCATCATCTAATACTTCAAAATAATCAGGGCAAGGTGGTACATTTGAAGGAAATACTTGGTCTGCTTTAGCTCTCATCATCATCATTGCTACTAAAGCCATAAATATAATAAATATTACAATTGCTGCATAGGTAACTCCCGATTGGAAACTTTGCGCCATCTTATATAAAATAAATAAAGATTTTTTTTATATTTAATAAATATATAATGAGTAATGGTAGAATAAATATCATGGGTCCTAATACAGGTAATTTATATCAATTATACGACCAACCACCATTGGTAAATCAATCAACCCCATATAGAAATGCTATGAACGGAAATTGGGAAACTACAAAATTATCTAACGCATTTTTTTCAGCTGAAAATATTCAGATTATTCAGAATGCTATTAAAGCTGGTGTTTATCATGGTTCTAAATCACAATTTGTTATTGGGAATCAGGATGAAGACACATTAAAAATTATTATGAGAAGCACATTTTTACAATATTCTTCCAATAATCCAGTTAATATTACACAACAAATACAATCTTTAAATGATCTAGTTGTTGGATATGCTGTTCCACAAATTATTAGTGAAGCAGAGGGTTATATTAAATACAAAAAAGATGTCAGCACTTTAGCAGTTCCTCACGCTAGACCTAAATCTACATATCATTCCAATACTTTATTTTTTAAAGGATTTTTTTAGTTAAATACATAATGTTTTATTTATACATTATGTATCGTCGTTATTATCATATTATGAATAAACATTGGAGTGAAGATATAATACCTGATGAAAAAATGTATGTTTTTTTTTATATGGCTTATTTTACTGGTTTTTTCTTTGTTTTCTTACTTTTAGATTTCTTATTTTCAAAACCATAAACTCTTTTTTCTCTTTCTTTTTGATACTTCTTAAATTCTTCTTCTAATTCTTCTAGTTCTTCAGTCCATATTTTTTGAACTGATTTCTTTTTCAATGTTATAAATGCTTTCTCACATTCTGTCAAATCTTTTAACAATTTCTTCCAATTTTCTTCTTCCATACTATCAATTGGCAAACTTCTTAAATATCCATAATCATTATCTTCATCTATAACTTTATAATTCTTACTTTTTAATATTTCAATTACTTCTTTCTTTTTCTTTTTTACTAAAACTATCGTTCCATCCATTACTTCTTTAATAAATCTAGCTTTCATATTCAATATATTCATTTTCCGTTCTAATATTTTCAATTGATATTTCTTTCTCTTTTCATATCCTTCAAATCTTACTGGATAATATCTATCTATAATTGCCTCTACGGTTGAATACTTTTTCAATTGTTGTTTTTCATCAAATAAATACATATTTGTTGTTCCTTTTGTAGTTGTTAATTTCAATGTTTTCTCCAACATATTTTGATATTTATCTACTTTCTTAGTAGCTAGATTTGAAAGTTGTCCTGGTTGAAATCTTATTGTAAAATCTATTAATGAATCGGTACAATCATCTTTAAATGATTTTATCAATGGCTTCTTCTTTTTACCTTTTGGTGTTTTATCATCCATTAGATATTCCAAATGTTCTTTGAACTGTGTAGTCCATAAACCAATTGGCAATTCTGTAATTTTTATTGTATCGTGGCTTAGTGTTTGATACTTACCCTTTATCATAAATTTACCATTATCCATCTTCTGGATTGAACCTTTAAAATTTTCATAATATGGCGTCCAATCTACTTCTTGTTTTACACCATTTAATCTATTTTTTAAGTAATTACATATTGTTAGTAAATTATATTGTAATACTTCATAACTAAATCCTGTTCCAATACCTTTTCCTCCATTTACCAATATCATTGGCACAATTGGTAAATAATAATCTGGTTCAACTAAAATACCATCTTCATCTAAATAATTTAATACCTTATCATCTGATTCTGGAAATATACATCTTGTTATTTTATTTAACATAGTCCTGATATATCTTGGACTAGCAGCATCACTGCCTCCTTCCAATCTCGTTCCAAATTGACCGCCTGGATATAATGGATTTATATTATTTGAACCAACATATTCTTGTGCTAGTTTTATAATTGCTCCTACTAAAGACATTTCTCCATGATGATATTCTGATATTTCAGATACAGAACCTGACAATTGAGCTACTTTTACTTCTTTTGTTAATTTTCTCTTAAAGCATGTGTAAATAATTTTACGTTGACTTGTTTTAAATCCATCTATTAAATTTGCTATAGACCTTTCACAATCATATTTTGAAAAATGTATCATCTCTCCATCGATAAATTCTTTTACTAATACACTTTTCTTTGTATAATCTAATCTTCTATCTTTGTCATATTCACCTAACCATTCTTTTCTATCGTCAGCCCTCGCTTTATTAAATACTTTATCTATTGAATCTAAATCTTCTTCATCTTGACAATTAACTGATATTACCTTCTTATTAGCCATATATTCTTTAAATTCATTTGCTGTGCTTGTTCCTAGACCTTTATAATATTTTATCTTCCATCCTTTCCCATTATTATGTTGTTTCTTCCATTCGTGATAAGCATTTTCATTATAAAACTGTTTCACTGTAGAACCTTTGGTTGCTTTTATAATTGGTGTATTCATATATCCAATAAATCCATTCATTTCAAATAATTCTCTCCATTGTGAATTGAAGAAGTTTAAACATAATGCTTTAATATGAGAACCATCCAAATCTTGGTCTGTCATTATTAAAATTTTACCATATCTTAAACTACTTTCCATATCTTTTTTACTTTTATATGTTTTACCTGATTGTAAACCCATTATCTTTTTTATATTAGCTATTTCAGCATTATTATTGATTTTTGTTTGACTGGCATCTAGTGTATTTAACAACTTACCTTTCAATGGAAATATACCATACCAATCTCTATCTTTTTTTGATAGACCTGACATTACACCCGCCTTTGCCGAATCCCCTTCACATAATATCAAAGAACACTTTCCACTATCCGGACCACCTGCTTTATTTGCATCTATTAATTTTGGAATACCTTTTATTATTCTACTTTTTCTTCCGTCTGTCTTTCTAGCTGCTTTATTTTCCTTTACTTCATTTAATGATATAGCTGCATCCATTACACCCATTTTAGCGAGTTTATCTATTGTTTTATCTGTAATTTCAAATTTTGACCCAAACTTACTTACTGGAGTATTCATAAAATCTTTAGTTTGACTATCAAATGCTGGATTTTCAATCATACAGTTTACAAATACTATCAACTGTTCTTTGATTGTTATTGGTTTTACTGATATTTTCTTTTTCTTTTTTATATATTCAATCATTTTCTTACATATTTGATTTACAATATAATCAACATGCTTTCCACCTTTACCAGTATTAATACCATTTACAAACGAGACTTGAGCGAATTCATCTAGTGGAGATAATGCTACAACGCATTCCCATCTTTCGCTATTTTGATAAATTCTTTTAGATACTTCTTTTTCTCCAATATACATATCTACATACTGTTCGAATGATTTTATTGGTATTATTTCATCTTGTAATTTTACCTTCATTGATTTATTAGTTACACCAGCAATATCATAAGCTCGTTTTTGTAAATGGTTCCATATATCATCAGTCATTCCTTTCAAACCAAATCTTTTATAATCTGGAAACCAAGTAACTTTTGTATATGGTTTTCCTGTATATTTTTCTATTTTTGGTTTATGTATCAAACTTAAGTTATTTTCTACACGTTGTGTATATTTTAACTTACGTATATGATCTACTGTCTCTACAATTCCCCATTCAGCAAAGATAAATACTAATTTAATACCAAATCCATTCTTACCTCCTACCAATTTCTTTTCTTCATCGTCGTAATTAGTAGATGTTCTTAAATGCATAAATATCATTTCAGGAATCCATTTTTTATCTTTAGGATGCATAGCAACATCAATACCATTGCCATCATTCATTATCGTAATTGCTTGATTATTACAACTTACTTCAATATTTTTTACTAGATTTTTATTTTTTTCTTTTGATAAAGACATTCTTACCTGGTGATCTCTAGCATTTACCAGTGCTTCATCAAAACATTTATAAAAACCAGGAACCCAATTAAATGATTTATAAACTATCTTGTTTTCTTTATCATCATAAGTCCAAGTAGTTGTAGTATCTTCTTCTACAGCACCTATATAGGTGTCAGGTTTCTTAGATATATGTTCTAACGCAGTCATAGACTGGTATTGCTTCGCTAATTTGGCATTATCTTTTGTCATATTCGTTAATATAATAAATTGTTTTTAAATCAAATCAATTTATTAAAAAATTAGGTTAACCCAATATAATACCAAAAATATTCCCACCAAGACATCTGTCTTTCTTCTATTTGTAATTCTCTATCCAACCTCCTTTGTGCGTCTTTTAATAAAATTTTTATTTGTTCTACTTCTTCTTTTAATACCCATACTCCTTTTCTATATATATGATAATCTTTTAATTCAGCTTTTGTCCAGTCTTCATTTTCTTTTTCCATATAATAATTTTAGTATATATTTTTATTATATAATTATTATTACAAATTTAGAAAGTTTTGCGTTTATTTTTTTTCTGTATCAAATATATAATGGTAAATAGACCTCAATTTCAGAATGGTGGATACACCGTCGGTGGTAAAAAATACAAAATGCTTGTTGGTTCAAGAGCACAAGTTTGGAATGGAACTGCTTTGAAAACAAGTTATGGTAGAGCTGGTTTGAAAAGATCTGATTTAGTCATGAACAAATGGGGACGTATTGTTTCCAAAAAGAAGCACAAAACTGGTAAAAAATCCGGTTTGAAACGCCTACATGCTAAAGGTTATTTTACAAGAAAAGGTAAATTTGGTGTTTTCAAAAAGAAAGGAAAAACAGCAAAAAAAAGCAGAAGATGCAGACATAAATCTGGTCCTAAAAAAGGTAAATTCAAGAAGTGCAAAACCAAGAAAAGAAGACGTTAAATAGTCTAATCCCAATATTTCTTTAATATTGATTTATTTTTTATGTAATCGCTAGGAATAATATTTTTAATGTATTTTTCAAAATATTTTTTACTACAGCAATTAATTTTTTGATGTTTATCACTATATGATACATATGATAAATATGCTTGTACCAATGATATATTTTCAGTTATTTCTTTGTCAAATTTAGCATCTATTGCCTCTCTTATATCTTCTTGTTTATTCCAATAACTACAATATATATTTTGTATAACTTTATCTTTTATCTCTATTTTTGGATAAAAATATAATATTAATTTTTTCATATCTTTTTCTGTTAATAGAATTTTCAATTTCGTATTTTGTTCTTCTTTTAACCATATATTATACAATTCACACAATTCACTCATTTCATATTCATCTTCTATTAACATATTTTCTTCTTTTTCAATATCATAAAATTGAATTGATTCTTCCCAAAATTGTTTAAAATTTATTGCTGGTTTTAAATATTCACTAGTAACGTTTTCATATATATTATTTTTATATGTCAGTTGGTTATTTAATTGATCTATAAATGACTGTTTATACATTATCAATGGCATATCCTTACTATCGCAAAACATTTTCCATAAAAAATACATATCGTTTTGACTTATAGTTGAATTCATCATTGTCTTTGTAGTTGTTCTCAAAAATTCTTGAACTATATTTTTTTTGCTACGTGTTGTCAAATACAAAACCTTTTCTCTCAGTTTCTTATTTTGTTTCATTAAATAATTTTGACTGTTTTTATATCTTTTTGAATAATGACAAGCTACTACACACAAGTTAAATATATTTTTCTTTATATATTCACTCAAAAATGTCATACTCGTTATTGTTTTTTTTATTGGTATTATCATACTGTGATCGTAGTCATGACCTCTATATTTAAATTTAAACATTGAAATATTAATATCACTACCAAAATAATCTTTATAAAATAAATTTATTGTTACTAAAAATTCTCTAGATAATTCTGGAACATAAAAAACTAATTCTGTATTTTTGTTAAGTATACAATCTCCTAATATTGTTAGGAAATATTTTAACTCTTCTTTCGTTTCAAAAAAAGCAGGACAAAAAAAGTTTATTAAATTTTGTATAGTAGATGATTCTGGCAATGAATGTAAAAATAATTGTTCGCCCCCTATACAACTTATTATTTCATCCGCTATTTCTCTTTTCATACTACTCAATATTGATGGTGGATTTAAATCTTGAATTATTTTGTGATATATGTCATCTCGTTTTGCATATTCGTATGAATTACCATCGTATTTTATAAATACTTCTGTATCTAATGACTTATTAAACAACGAATAATACTTTACATCTTTATCATTTAAAAAATTATCTATATATTCATTTCTTCTCAACATTTTTTCCATTTTTGTTAATTTTTCTTCTTTATAATCATTTACTTCTTTTGTAAGTTTTTCTTTTAAATATCTATGGATTAATTCAAGACCTTTTTCATCTCCTTTATTACTATCCAATATTTCTTGTAAAGCTTTAATACAAATTTCTTCGGAAACACTCATATTATATATATATTAATCTTCTGTTTTATATAATTTTAAATAATAATTAAAATAACTAGTTAAATACTAATTCATAATTTTGATTATATGACATCAGTTGCAGATAGTACAAATAAAGGTAAAGTTTTGATACTAAAAACCGTACAAATAGCACCATTTAGAACACTAATGACTGCTTTAAAAGATATATTACTTGAAACTAATATTACTTTCAAAAAAGATGGTATTAGAATTATTAATATGGATAAATCCCATACTATCTTAGCTCATTTATTTTTAGATGCAAACAAATTCGAACATTATTATTGTAAATATGATAAAATCATTATTGGTGTCAATATGTTTCATCTTTTTAAACTTATTAACTCTATTGATAATGATGATACCCTAACTATTGAAATAGATGAAAGTGAATATACTGATGGTATTGTAGATCATCTTGGATTAAAGTTTGAAAACGGTGATATTAAACAATGTAAAGAACAAAAATTAAAATTAATTGAACCTGATGAAGAAGAACTTGAACTTCCAGATGTTACTTTTTCTTCTATTATTAATTTACCATCCAGTGATTTTCAAAAAATTATTCGTGATTTATCTAATATTTCTGAACGTCTTGAAATTAAATCTGTCGGTGAAGAACTTATTTTTGAATGTTCCGGTTCTTGGGCTGTAGCAAAAATTACTCGTTCTGAATGCGATGGTAATATGGAATTTACTCAAAAACCTGATAATACAAAGGTTATTCAAGGTGAATTTAGTTTGAAAAATCTAGGTTATTTTATTAAATGCACTAATCTTTGTAATAGTATTGAAATGTATCTTGAAAATGATTTACCATTAATTGTTAGATACGCTGTAGCTAGTCTAGGTGAAATTAAATTATGTCTTGCTCCATTACCTTCAATGTAATTATTTTTTATAATAACTTAAAGAATATTTATTATAAAATCTCATAATGACTGAAAATAGTTATCGTGTTTGTGCTGTATTTACTCTTAAAGATAGTGAGAGTAAAGATCGTTTCGTTTCTTTTTGTAATGGTGAAAATGGTTTGAGTGTGACAAGAGCTTTCGATGGTTGTCAATCACTCGATATGTTTAATGGACGCGAAGAACCAAATAAAATTGTTATTTGGCAAAGATGGGAAAGTAAAGAAAAACAACAAGCTTATATTCAACATAGACACGAAGATGGTTCGTTTGATTTCTTAGGAGAACTTGTTGCTTGTCCTCCTGAAATCATTCCTATTCAAGATATGGTAATGAAAACTGAAGAAGAAAAAGTTCGCGATGTTATTAATGATATGTGTCAAGTTGATTATAAGGTTGGAATGAAACATATGCATGATGATTGTGTATTTATTCGCCCCTCTGGAAATCCTTTGGATAAGAAGGGATGGGAAGAAATGATGACAAACGATGATGTTAAGGTTGAATCTAGTAAATTAGTCGCTGTTAATAAACTATCTGTTTGTGGTTGTTGTGCTTATGTTTGTTATACTCAACACGGTAAATTTACTTACAAAGGAACTTCCAACGATGATGTTGCTGTTTTTACTTGCGTTCTAAGAAAATATGATGGCGTATGGAAAGTAGTTCAAGGCTCTCGTTCAACTGGAAGAAAACCTGAAGATCCACAACCAACTTTTTAATTGATTTAAAAATTTTATTTTAAATCAATGATAAATATACAATTTTACCATACTTGCTACTCCCAATAATGGAAATATTATATCCCAATTAAACATTTTTGTAAAGCTATTTTGTGTAATTGCATCTTTTCTTTCCCCTTTTCTCACTATACAACCATTAAATACTTTTCTACTTGCTAAAGTAAAGATTATAAATAATAAATGCCAATTCAGTAATTCTTTATTTTTTGATATAATTGGTATTAATACAAATATTATAGCCAACATATAGTGATATATTTCAATCATTACTGATTTTTCTATTATTCTTCCCGTGCTATAAATAATTATTCCAAATATCAAATATATAACTATATACAAATCATAACTATCAACTTTTTCTAAAAACAAAATCAATGATAATAATGTCATTCCAAAGGTATTTGCCATATCACACGCCATTAATGCTTTACTTTTTACACTCATTAATATTAATTAATATATTTATTTGGTATAACATACTTATATGTTTTAAAACAAGGGTAAAGTCTTTCATATAATTTTGCTCTTGAATAATCTTCTGGTTTTATCCATATGCTATATATATTATACATTGGCATTCTGGTAATCATATATATTGTATTCCTAGGTCTAACTGGTCTTGGTTTTATTAAACATAATTCTAATAACTTTGATGGATATATTGTCAAATCTTTTCTTACAAATCCTAATGGTATTTTATGTATTTTTGATTTTTTTATTCTTCCTACTCTCATTCTTGGTCTATATTGTTTAATACTGTTACTTAAATTTACTATCATTGGTGTTCTTGGTGAATAACTCCATTTTACTAATCTATAATATACTGTTATTGGATTCTCTAAAAAACTCTTCCTTTTTTTCTCTATTATATCATAATTGTATTTATTTGTTAAATGTAGTTTAGATTTTGTAAATGAAAAAATATGTATTATTATTTCACTAGGCAGTTCATTCATATATATCTTTTTAATATTATATATATTATTTGTATAAATCCAAAATAAAATATAGCTATAAATACTGATTGTTTCATATCGACAATATCTGTCATATATTCTAATTCATCACAATCATTAAATAAATCCATTATATTTAATGATTTTTTAAATTTTAAATACTTTTGTTAATTTGTTTACTATTGGTGTTTTCATGGTGAAACCTATTGTACCAAATAATATTCCAAATAATCCTCCTATTATAACTTGTTGAACTGTGTGACAATTTAAATATACTCTGCTATATGCTATAAATATAGCTAAACCTGTTAATATAACGTTTCTTATATCTAATAAATCATATCCATACGACATATTTTTTAGTATCATATATGTAGCAAACCCCCACGCTTCTTGTGAATGCCCTGAAGGCATTCCATATGATTTTGTTACATGTCCTGGAGGATCTTTCCATATTCCACAATTAGCTGCTCCCTTTGGTCTTGTACCTTTTCCTAATATTGGATAATATTTATCTCCCATTATTGGCTTGGCTATTTTATATTTTAATACGCCGTTTACCAAGTTTGATATTATTAAAAATATAAACAAATAAATATCATTTATCATTAACGCATATATTATAATAGCAGCTGGATAAAACCTAGCAAAATCATCTATAATTTCCATATATAAATTGATTATATTTAATTATTGTTTATTCTTTGTAATTAAATATTTCAAGATGAGCAATCTAATTATTGCTGGATTTCTTGGATGTATAATGATAGTAATGGCGATATTTCTTTGTCTTGTAGTTGCTAGAATTCTCATCCAAATCGGACAATTGATATTGGCTTGTTATGAATGTTGCTGTCCTGAACACAATCGTCGTAGTATATGGCACTTTGGTTGCTGTTGTTTCGATGTATTTATCAACTGTTCTAGAGAAGGTTGGTGTGATGTTTTTACACGCTATGATCCTCGAAATTGTTTGGTATTAACTACACTCTTCTTTGTTTTACGAGATCAATTATATTTCCATTGTTGTAATCAATGGGGATGTATGTCAAGATATTTTGGTTGTCGTTGTTGTAGAAAAAGCATAAAAAAAATTGTACCTATAAAAAAGAACTATAATAATAATCATATTATCATAATAAATCCTTATGATAATAATTATAAATTAGGAACTGTTTCTAAAACCGTAAATGTTGTTTAAATCTCCACTCTACGCGGCAATCTTCTTCTAGGTGTGCCCGGTAATATATTAATAACCATTTTTTCTTCTTCTAATATTGGTGGTTCTTCTTCTTTTATTGGTATATCTTGTCTAGACATTTCAATATTCTTTTTTGGTTCTTTTATTACTTTTTTAAATAATTCTTTATGATAAGGATCTCTTGGTCTTACAGCGTGTTTTGCTAATTCTTCAAACCTCATATTTATTGCTTCTTGATATTTTATTTTACTAATTGCTTTCGCTTCTTTACATACAGCTATTTCTTCAGGTGTTAATCCATAATATTCTACCCTATCATTTCTTTTTACTTTTGCTTCTCTTAAAGCCTGAAAATAGTCGTTAAAACAACCTACTCTTTCTAAACACGACACTCCTTCTTCTCCTATAAGACACGTCATTATCATTTCTTCTACTTTATCCTGTAACCAACATTTCCAAGATACATAAAAAGTGCAACCTAAAATTATTAATCCTCCAAAAGATAAACCTCCCAATACAAATATATTATTTAAGTCTAATACAAATTTTGAACCTGTACTATTTTCATTGTTTTCGTTCTTTTCTATTATTGTTAAAATGCTTTGATTAATTATTTTTCTTATTTCATTTGTTTTATTTGTCCAATTGATTCTTTTCTGATATATCCATTTTGTTTTATTTATAATATTAGTTTTATTAATAATTATAATTCTAATTTTATCTATCCAATTAATTTTTTTAATTATATTGGTTTTATTAATAATAACTGTTTTATTTATCCAGTTAATTATTACTTTATTTATCCAGTTAATTTTTTCAATTATATTAGTTTTGTTTATCCATCTTGTTTTATTTACCCAATTAATTCTTTGCTTATCTATCCAATTTGTTTTATTTATAATATTAGTTTTGTTTTTTATAATGATTCTTGTTATATTAAAATACTGTTTTAATTCGGGTATATCATCTGGTTTCGATATATATTTTACACAAATAGGCAAATGATATTTATATTCTTTTGTTGTTGCGTTTATAGTTTCACGACAAGAATGTGTTGTTACCACTGTTATATCTTCTTTATAATATGTGTTATAATAAGTGCTTTGAAAAGCAATACATTTATCATTTGGTGCAAAAAAATATTGATAAGTGCTTGCGGGGTTGGTATAAGTACTTTCACAAGAAGACATTTGCCAACTGACATCATCACATATATATTTACCAGACCCACCATATCCTCCATATCCCCCATAAGGGCTAAATGGACCACCATCGCACCATATATTGTTTTGATTCCAACTCCTAATTACTCTACCACCAGTACAATATACACCTATACCCATTTCGCAATATAATTTTACTGCCCTATAATTACAATTGGTACACTTACAAGTTGCTCCTCTATGAAGAGGACATAATACATTTACATTTAAACAATTTGTAGCTGTACTACTTTGATACGAAGAACCACATTTTAACTCAAATTTATATCCTTTTTGTATATTTCTTGCATCAACTACCAAATTGTTTAATTGTCCTTTATTATTTCCGGCTGCTTCTATATAACAATTTCCTGTATCACAGTATATTTTTGTCATATTACAAGCCCCTTGATTTTTACATAATATAGAGACGTTGCCATAATATGTTTTATTAAAACCTAAATCATAATTTTTTACTGTTATTTGATTTGCTAATACTAAGAAACTTGTAAAATGAAACAAATAAAGTAATATTCTAAATAACTGCATATTATTATTATATGAAGTTATTAAAAATTTGGATTATGTTTCTTAAATAAACATCCGTGTAAAGCCAATCCTTCTACTGGAATTATCGCTTTTGGATTTTGATTTTCTAAATCTCTCATCCATATTTTCAATATGCAAAATGTTTTTTTTGGTGATATTGTCATACCATTTACTTTTTCTATAAATTTTTTCTCTTTTGATATACTTTCCCCTGTCAAAGCATACATACAATTATTCCATACATCGCTTACTTGTTTATTCATTACCTTAAAAGAAAAACATCCGCCTTTACAATTTTTTTCATCCTCCCAAGTTGGATTAATATCTTTCCTCATTAAAAATAACATACAATTTTTTATCATTTTCTCTGGTATCGCATTTGTTAAAGATATTATTTCTTCCATCGTAGAAAGTTCCATTATTTTTATGTAACTTTTTAAAGACCAATCTGTGTCGTGTGGTAAATGCGCCCACAGAACCCATTTATCACTTAAATGATGTTGTTCTGTTTTTGTGCAATGATGTCCCTCCATTATAAATAATATAAATAGTTTTTTTTTATATTATTTTTTTATATTATTTCGTATTTATCTTCTTGTTTTAAATAAATCATTTGGTCTGATTTTATTTCAAACATTTTTACATTTTTATCCATAATTTTTATTTTGTAATTTTTGTTTTCTAATTTATAATTATGATATTTATTCATAAACCACTTCAAAAATTTATATCCCAATATTCTATTATTCAAGACATAAAATAACTTTAAGTTACGATTTATATCTATTTCATCACCTTCATCCGGACTATATATTACTTGTAAAAATACTTTTCCTGGTTTTTTTATATTAATTGTTTTTAATTCAACTATTGATATTGTTGGTTCAACTATTTTTATTCTATCTTTTTCTTCTACTACTATAAAATCTAATTCTTCTTTTTTTGGCGAATCATTCTTATTCATTTCTTCTATTTCTCCGTCTTTTATATATAAATATTTTCTTACTTCTTCCACTATTTCTTCCTTTTTTTCTTCTGTATCTACACCACAATAGTCTTTTAGTGCATGATATATTTTAACTAATTGAAATGTCCCTCCTATTATTAACATATCTACATCCCTTTTGTATTTGTTATATCCATAATATCCTATAACTGCTAATGCTAAATAATAATACATTATGTATTTAATACAATATATTATTTTTAAATAATATTTCTACTTTTTAATCTATCAACAAATTCTTTTTTCTTTTCACCTCCCAATTGGTCGGCAACATCTATGCATAATATTTTTAAACAATTTTCAAAATCATCATTACTTGTTCTATTTATACAAGACTGAGCTTGATTTTCAAATGCTGCTGCCATATCCATTTTACCCATATCCATTAATATATTTCTAGCTATTTTTACATATTCTCGTCTTCGTCCAAATTTATGTTCGCTAGAATACAATCTTGAAAACCATCTAAAATTATAATCTTTTCCTTTGCCATCATGTTGTATCATAGCTTTATCATAATCTTTTTCATCTTGTTTTATTTCTTCGTCTTCTTTTTCTTTTGTTTGTAAGTCAGTTGTCACTCTAGGTGCGTCTGGTGTAACTACTTTTTTACTCTCACCTGGTGTTTTTCCAGATTCTCCTGGTTTATGTGTATGTGTATAACTATGTGTGTGTGTCATTTTTTCATTTGATATTAATGGTGGTTGGTCATATACCTTTAATTTACCACTTTTTGGATCTAATCCAAATACAGTTAATAACATTACAGTGATTACAGTCATTAATACAAATGGAATAAAAACTATTATCCAAGATATTATTCCTAAACCAGAATTACATAAAAATTGTAATAAGATTGTAAATAGTATACTTTGCCATAGTTTCATTAATGCTGTATTAAAATAACCTTTCACAACATCGATCCCTATTTGTGTAACTGTAAAAATTAAATAAATTAATGCTGGAGGACATAAGCTTTTCAATATCATTTTATATTACACTACGAAAAAAATACCATTTTTTATTTCACCTAATATATCGCCTACTTCTTCATCTTCTTCAATTTTATATACATTCCCGTCTTCATCTGTATAACAAGTCACATAAAATTTCTTATTTTTTGTTTTTGCTATTTGAAGACCGTTTTTATTAATAAATTTTAATTCCATTTCGATATCTTCTTCATTTAATTCTAATTCTTCTTCGTCTTCGTCTTCGTCTTCGTGTTCGTCTTCATCATCATCCTCTTCTTCTTTTTCAACTGAATTTAACATTTGAGATATTTGTTTAACTGGTAGTTTTTCTTCATCTTCTTCTTCATCTTCTTCTTCATCTTCTTCATCTTCTTCTTCATCTTCTTCTTCATCTTCTTCATCTTCCTCTTCCTCTTCATAATCTTCATCATTTTTAGCACCTTCATCATCTGTACTTTCATGTTCAGATTCATCTTCATATTCTTCAACTTCTCTTTTCTTTTCAGATTTTTTACCAAATTGTACAATATCAATCTTAATAACTTTTTTTGGTCTATTATTTGATTTATTCTTACTCAATTTCTTTTCTAACGATTCAGACAAAGAATCAAGATACTTGTAAATATCAAATTTTCTACCTTTTTCGTAACTTTCTAATTTAATATCTTGAATAAGTTCAATCATAACAGTACATAATGCAAGTAACAACAAAATAATATATTCTTTAGAATTTTCATTTTCTCTTTTAATTTGATTTTTTGTAATAGTAAAGGTTAATTCTAATTTCGATAAAAAATTAGTTAATTGTCTACCATTAATATTCATTTCATCAACACAATTTTTAATATTTTCAATAGCAGTTAATCTTAGTTCTGAAAGAGTTGTTATATCATCCTGATCTAACATTCTTCCTGCTTTTCTTTTTTTAGAAGAGTTAATAAAGTTAAGCCAATTACTAATATCGGAGTCCATTATTATAGTTACAGTAAATAAGCATGATGATTTTAAATCAATTTTTATGAAATTTAATTTAAAAAGATATTTGTATAATTTTAATTTTTTATTTAATTATTAAATATAATGGGTAAAGTTCATAGTAAAAAAAAAATTAATCCTCTTAGTTTGTTACAACTATCTAAAGAAAATAAAAAACTAAAAAAAGAATGTGAAGAATTAAAAACATTAATAAATAAATTAAAAGAAGATAAAGAATTTGAATGTTGTGTTTGTTATACAAATGATGCATCAAATAAAAAAAAAATACGCTGTAAACATCCAATTTGTAAGAGATGTTATAATCTAATACCTGATAAGAAATGTCCACTTTGTAGAAAAAAAATGATAGTTTTAAATAAATATGTTATTAGAAGAACTATATATCAATAAGTTTTTCTTCTTTATGAAAATCAATTAAAAAATCTAATTTTTTTTCAATTTTGTACTTAACTAATCCATATTTTTCAACTAATAATTCACATAATACATTTTTATCTGGTTTAATAATTCTCAAGTCATTTTCATTAATAATATTATAATTTCTAGATTTTAAAAAATAATCTTTAATCTCTCTATAATTCATATTTAAATTTACAGAATATCCATTTTTTTTCAGTTCTTCTAAAGTTTTATTAATATCTTTATATTGTGAGTAATATTTATATATAACATTAGGACTTATATCACTTAAATTATCAATATAATCACATCCCAAAAGTATACAAAAATCAACAAAATTCTCGTAAGAAAAATCTAACTTATTTAAAATATCATCTAATTTTATTTCAATAGGATCTTTTTTGTATGATGATAAATTTCTCACAACATTCTTTGATCCAAATGTTAATATATCCATGTCTTCAGTCAAAACTCCATCCACTAAATTATTTTTACATAAATAGGCACATTGTGAATCTGCTTCTTCTGGAGCAACCACATACGGAATTCCCATAACTTTTAACAAATTTTGACAATCGATATATTGATCCTTTGAAATATAAACTGTTCTTTTAAAATATTTAATTCGTTCTTGTTCCGTTTTTGCATTTAACATTTTCTCCAAATATCTTTTTCTGTTTTCATTTCTATATGCTAAAACATTATTTTTAAATGGAGGTGGTTTACCATCAAATACAAACACTGGAATAATATCTCTTTTTAAAAGTAATATAGTTTTGTTAAATAATCCCAATATGTGTGATGTAATTTCTCCTTTCTTATTTTTAAGATCTGCACCAGAACTTCTAATTGAAATAACTACTTGATATAGTAAAATACTTATATCAACTGCTATTTTTTTCTTTTTATAATCTTCTAATTTAGTTTTATTGACTAATTCTGGAAACTCATTCAGAAATTTGAGTAAATTTTTTATTCCCATTAGGTCTATATAACAATTTAATTATTTTAATAATTCATTAATCAATTTTTTTATAAATAGTATAAGATTTTTAAAATAAATATATAAAAAATTATTTATTTATTTCTAATTTATTATATATGCCTTTTCAAATAGTTTCACCATTTGTTATGACAATAGACGGCACTAATCTTAAATCTGCTATCAAAAATTTTGTAAAATTACATCATAGTTTAAAGATTAATAATATG